CCTCGTTCTGTCGCCATGCTTTGTGCAGCAGATAACTTGGCTTTTTCCTGTAAAAATTGTAAGTTAGCTCTATCTGTTTCTGTTGCCATTTCTGTTTTTGCTCTCTTTTGCAATGCCTTTAAACTTTTATCTGTATCCCTTCCCATAATTCCTGTGATGGCTTCATTTGTTCCTAAAAAAGTAGATAAATTTTTCATTCGTGCATTATGGTCTTGTAAAGCAGCTAATTGTGCGCCTTCTATTTGCGCTTGTAATTGTCTGCGTTGAAGTGCTGCTTCTCGTTTTGCTGCTGCTGCTGCACCCAATGAACCCAATATACTAATTCCAGTTGACGCTACTGCTAATGCTAATGGTAATCCCATATTAAAATGCCACCTCTACTATCATTCCGTTAATTTGCAAATCTAAAGGAAAAGATTGTGATACTGTTACTCTTGGATCACGACTATATCCTATCATTCTAAATTCTTCTTTACCTGTAACTGCTGTTCTATCTAAACTCATATCATCTGTAACATTTCTAATAACTAAATCTCTAGTAGTTGAAGTTGTGTTTGGTCCTTGAACACTTACTGCTGAAGTATTATACAAATCTAATACTACTTTTGGTATTTGTCTTGGGTTTCCAGTCAAAGGTCCTCCTTGTATAATTGCATCTATTGGTAATGTTTTTATTGTTGGCTCAAAAGCATAACCAATATATGCTTGGGTTATTCCACTTTTAACACTAGACACATCAATTTGTCCACCACTTATAGTATAAGAACCTAGATAATCATTACCATTCGTTGCTTTAACAACAGCATTATTAGTAAAATGAGCAGAAGTTAAGCCAGTAAATACACTTGCGCTTCCACTAAAAGAGTCACAAAAATCCATAGGCATATCAGTTTGAAACTCCTCAAGGTACATTTTAGTTGTACCTGAACCATCATCTCTAGTAGACACAACAAATAATCTTTCATGTACTGAACATATACTATGCCATGTTCCTCTTGTATTCCATAAAGACCACCCTGCTTTTTGATCTCCTCTTACAGAATAAAAGACTGCTAATGTTCCATCTTTATTAACAAGAAAAGCATAAGATTCACTTCTATTTAATGCGCCTTTAATAGAAGTTTGTTGTATAGGATCAAGTATTAAATGAGGTGCAAGACCTGAAACTGCAACAGAAGTATAAGCAGCTTCTGCATCAGTAAATAAAAATTCTCGTAAAGCACTACCAGTTTTCTGTACAAATAAAGTTGCACCATCAAATACTGTCGGTTTAACAAAGCTACTACCAAATGGTGTCTGCCTTCTTATTTGTGCATTAGCAGGTGTAACTGGTTTATCGGCAGGTGCTTTAACAAATAACTCTGCACCTGTAGTAAATACCTGTAAATCTCTATTAGATACTAAATGTCTTATAGTAAATATCTCACCAACATTAGCAGTTAAATCTAAAGCATCATTATCTTCTGCTTCACCAATATCAAGATTAAAAAATTGTCCTGATTTACTACCCCATATTCCATCTGGTTGCGACAATGTGCCACCAAACCACAAACGATTTTGATGAAAAGTAACAGCAGCAGGATAACCTCTAACAGCAGAAAAACTTTGCTCTTGCCATTCAGTCGTAGCAGCAGCACTTGCAATTCTAGCACTTCCCCCACCTATTGCACTTGAAGTTGCAGTAGCACTACTACCTGCTGTAAATTCAAAAGTATTTTCTGTAGGAACAGCAGTAATAGTTCTTGTTCCATTAATGTTAGTGGCAGCAATGCCACCGACTGCGCCTGATCTATCTATAACAACAGATGCACCAGTAGCTAATCCATGCAATGCTTGAGTAACTTGAACTGTGCCACTACCTTCAAATACTTTAATAGAATCAATTTCTAATTGTTGTCTTATTGTTCCTTGAACAGTTACAGTAACTTGCGTAGCACTTGTGTAACCAGTAATTCTTAAACGAGTTTCGCCCATAAGTATATCAATGCCCACATGATCTGAAGTAAAATAATCAGCAGAAGCAGTTAAAGTTTTGCCACTACCAGTTGTAGCATTACAAGTTAATGTAACACCTAATGATTGAAAAGCATAATAAGGTTGATATATATCATTGCCATCTCTTGAAGTGTCAAAAGAATAAGTGCTAACTGCAAAAGTTGTTAGCGAAGTTCTTTCTAACATTCTTACCATAAAAGTTTGATGGCAAATAAACATTATATCGCCTTGTTGAGCAAATGTAATTTCTTCTAAATACGGACTTGCTGTAGTATTTACTAACCACGATTGACTTGTAAGAGTTTGAATTGAACTAACTGCGCCAGTTGTAGGGTTAATTTGAAATATTTGTATTTGCGTATTACTAAATGCAATTATATATTTTTCATCATCAGAAAATATAAAAGGTTCTAATCTTACTTCTTGCCTTAATACAGAAAAATCTGTGACTGCAAGTCGTGTTGTATCAGATGTAACAACTTCTAAATTATCACTACCACCATCATCTCTTTTAACTGTTACTACAGCAGCAGCAGGATTGGCTACAGTTAATCCATCTACTGCATTTAAAGCAGTATATATATTATCTGCTGTTGTATTGTTATTTGCATTTGCTCTAACATAATGAGTGTTGCCTGATGCTGCGCTTGGTGAACTTGCACCTGCTGCTTCAAATTCTAAAGTAATTATTGTGCCATCATTAAATGGTATCTTAATTGTTGATCCGACCACAATGTTGCCATAATCTGAAACTGTTATTGTGCAAGTGCCATTAGTATAATTACCAAGATTTGCCCATCTTTTAGTTCCAGTTCTTTTTTTTAAGCCACCTTCAGAACGAATAAAAAAGTTTCTTATTTGTTCTGCTGCGCTTGTATAAATCTGTGTGTCTGTTCTTGAGGTAAGAGAAGGACTAACTTCTCCAAAAGAAAAATTGTTTAATGGCACTCGCACTCTTGCCATTAACTTCTCCTATTAGTCACAAATCTTGAAGTAGATAACCTTCTTGTGGTTTGTTGTTGAGCATCAAGATTTCTAGCTTTAGCCATTAATTGTTGTGCTTTAGCTTCTATTACTTGCATTAATCTATCATCTCTTGCAATAGATGTAGAAAATATAGATGCCAACGCATATTCTAATGCTAATGAAAAATAACTAGGAAAGTTATCTTCTGTTGCTCTATAAGTATAATCGGCAATTAAAGTATCTGTAGTTGTTGAATCTGAAAATACTTTATCACCATAAACTGTATAATCTATTAATCTGTCATTAATAGTTACACCATGTAAGACAAGTAGATTGCTAGGAAGTTGGTGAGCAATATCAAATCTTCCAGTTGGTGTATCTGATAATTGATTTAACTCTGCTTGTTCAGTTGCAAATCTCCATCTTGAAGCTGCTAATGTTGCTCTAACTGTATCTTCATACATATTAGTTGCCACTAATGCTTCGGTACTGGAAGAATCAAAAGAGGTAATAGGTTCTGCACCTATAAGAACTAATGCTCTTGATGCTATATCTATTGATGAATTTGCTGCTGTACTTGCCATGTTTGTTAAGGGGAGATTGCTCTCCCCTTATCCTTTTTAGTCGCCATCAGTTTCGGCTACTGCTGTACCATCTGATACATCTACTGCTGTTCCGTTGTTTGATAAAACAGTACAGAAATGAGTAGTAGGTGTATTAGTATCTTGCACAATTATTAAATCACGAACATTTAACATATTTGCTGCATCATTAAAATAGTTAGCAGTATTGACAGTACCAACAGCGTCTGTAGTTTGATAAACCCACAAAGCTGTTCCACTACCACCACCAATCCTAGTTAGACCACTTGCTGCATAAGCCATTTAATCCTCCTTATGAATTGTTATCAAGGACTTCATAGACACCATTGGAGTCAATAACTCCTGCGCCCATTGACATCATTGAAGTTGCTAAATGAGAAACTTTTTCAGGTACATAATTAAGTTCTGTAGTTACATCAGCACCTATGCCAAGACCTACTGCTGAAGTATGGTAAGCAATATTCTTTCCTGCTGTAATTGCTGAAGTAGAAAAAACTTTAAAACTTAAAAATTCCTTCATTGACATTCCTCCTGCGAATGGCAGATTCTGGTCACCAACATAATCTGATGACGCAAATTCTGTAATAGCAAATAAATCTGCAAATCCTTTTGGATTCATAGCTAGGTATCTGCTACCATCTTCAGGCATATCTGCCACACCTACAGTTTCAAATAAAGATAATAAATCTACTTTTGCTAAAGCCGATCCAGTATCATGTATTTGTGTACTTGATGCACCTGAATCCATTGCTGTATAAAGCAATGCGTCAGTTTTGCGACCTAAAGCTGCTGCTGCACTTTGCGCAACTGCTTGTCTTTCGTCTATATTTGTTTTTAACTCGTCTAACTTATCAATATATTCTGCTGCATAATAGTCAGAAAGAGTTACATCAACAGTTGTATGGGCAAGTTCCATTGGAGTTACATTACCATTTCTTGATTTAGTAGTCGCTTCTGCTGTACCAATCTTTTGAAATCGTACTGTGTTTCCAGTTGCGTTGCTCACAGTTCGGACAGTATTTCTTAATTTACTACCCATTCTCTGATACGCAAGATGAACCTCACTTTCAAACTGTGTGATAAAAGCTGTGCTAATTGTATTAGCCATAACAGTTCTCCTTTAGTTAAAGTTACATTTCAAATTTTCAGTTATCCATCTTTTGCATCATCTAGTTATCCGAATGGGCTATCAGCTAGTAATGGGCTGTTCTTCTGTATTTAACAGAATTTTATCTCCTTTGCAACGAACAAATCTAAAAACTTTAAATCCGTTTATTTTTATAGGTCTTTCTATTATCGTAAATCCTAAAAACTCTAACCAATTCAATGTCTTAATATGATCGGCAGGTACTACATTTTCTAATTGATAATATTTATTTTGAAAATAATCTACAACTTTATGATTCCAATACAAAAATTTTCTTGAATGGTTTTCTATTTCATATGAGCCAAGTGCCCATATTTTTCCTATCATATTATTGCAAATAGGAACTACCCCAAACATCATTGCAGGTTTACCATCTATAATAATAGTATAAGTTTCTGCATTATGTTCACGCAAACCTGCCATTAAAGCACGAAAAGGAGTAGCACCATGTATAATACACTCACGAACATCTGAATCTCGTAAGTTATTTTGTAAATGATTTATGTGAGATAAGTCTGATTCTACAATGGGGTAACCATCATAAATCCCACTACCCGTAAAGTTTTTGGAAGTCATTATTTACTTCATCAACAAATGCTTTATCCCTTTTAGCAGGATTCCAATATCTTTCATCTTTCATTTTAGTTTCAATATCAGTATGAGATAGTTTGCTAGGCGTACTTGCTTGACCAGAAATATCTGTGCCTTGCATTTGCCTTTGTATAAATTCTATAGCTTTAATACCTTCTGCTGAAGTTCCTAATTGAGATACAGCTTCGTGCATTTCTGTTGGAAAAAACTTATTCATAAATAATTGAGCAGATTCAACTCTTACATTAGCATTATCTCCTAAATCTTTTTTGATTTGTTCTAAATCAGGTTGATCTGCGCTCATATATTCTGCAAATTTATTTACCCAATGTGAAAACTTTTCTTGTGAGTATCCGTTTTCCCAAGCATAATCTGCCCATTCTTTAAGTAAGGGATTAGTTCCTGCTTCTTCTTCATCAATAGAGTCAGGTATTTCATAATCTCCTGATGTTTTAGGTCTTTGTGAAAGTGATTCTACTTTTATTTCATCTGATATAGTCTTTCTTAAATCTTCTTCTTTTTTACCTTTCCAAGATTCTAACTCGCCATAAGACTTTGCCATATCTTCAGGTGTGGTAAATTTTTCAGGTAACCACTCTGGTCTTGTTGGTTCTGCTACAGTTCCAACAGACGGAGGAGTTTCTACTGATTGCTCTGTAGCAGATTCTTGTGTAACTTGTTCTTCACTCATTTTTTAACCTCTGTGCATGATTGATTCTTTTAACAATTAAAGCAACTAAATATCGTTGCCCTTCTAAATGACGAAGTTCTGCATCTGAAATGTTAGGTCCACTAACTGCTTCTATTGTTACTGATTTCAGATATTTTAAAACTTCTGTTCCGTTAGGTGTATTAAACAGACCTAAAAGATTCTTTGATATTCGTTCATCTTCTTCTTTTGAACGAGGGTATCCATCAACCCCCAAGTGCTGTGGCATCTGGTATTTCTCCTTGCTGTTGCATTTGCTGTACTTGTTGTGCCATTTCAATTAGTTGCCTTCTTTCGTCAGCATCACGAATTAAATTATCAGGCACACCAAATTTCTTCGCTAGATACAACGCAGTTTCTTCTGAAGATATTAATATATTTAGGATTTCAGGACCGAATGAACCTGCAACAGTTTGTAAAAATCTATTTAAAGATACTATGTCTTGGTTAGATTGCGCTTGTGCAAGGGGTGACACACTACGAATCTTGACTTCTCTACCATTAACTGTAGGCATTTCTATCCGACCCTGTTTCTTTAAAATATAAATAACTCTTTGTAAAACTGGCTGTACCATTTCTGCTTGTAATCTACCAAAAGCTGAACCTATTTTCCTAGATAGGTCTGCCATTCTTTCTGCTACTTCTGTTGCAGACGCAGGTGTTTTATTTGGATCACCTAACATATCATTATACAATGCTCTTTTAATATTATTTCTCATGTCATTAAGAACAAGGTTAGCTACATCAAAAGAACCTGCTGCTCTTATAGGTTGCAATCCTTGTGTGTTTGGTGCTTTTGGAATGACTGTGCCAGGCACGAGGTTAATTGTATCTACATTAATTACACCATCATCATCTATCTGATAGATACCTGATATAGCCATCTGTGCATTTTCTAATACTAATTCAATCGTAAGGTTACAGGTTTTAATTGCGCTTAAAGCATTAATAGCAGGTCCACGACCATAGATTTCACCACTTGCTTTACTCCATCTAAATGCAATAAAAGGATTAGAACCTACACCTGTATACAATTCCTGCATAATCATTTGCTTATCTGCTACATCTATAACCATATACGAGTATCGTTCTTCATTTGGCTTGTCATAAAGTTTACAAGACACTTCTAATATTTTTGTATGAGCATCAGGATTGTTATTAATTCTTTCTACCATCTTTGGAGTTAAGGTAGCTTTAGGATAAGCTATTAATATATCTTCATTTTTAATTAATCGTTCTCTATATACATGATCTACTCTGCCATCAGGTCCAGTATCTAAAACAACATGAGGTAAAGGAATAGATTGAAATCTTACAGGATTAACTGCATCACCTTCGGTTACAAGCAATACTGCTGTACCGAGTGCCAAGTCTATAAAGCACTCATGTATTTCTTGTGCAAAGTTTGAAGTCTGTAGTATTTCAAAAACATAATCAGTAACACCATCTAAAGCATTATTAACATCATCTCTTTCTTCTTCAGGAACTTCTGATCCAGTAACAAAGTCTGCCCATCTCGCAAAATTAGGGGTAAGACCTGATTGAAGTCGTGAAGCAAACTCTTGAATACCTACAACTGCTGTTTCGTCAAATATCTTATCATCTCGTCTTTGACCTGCTGAATAATTTTTAAACCCTTGTCTTTGTGGTAAACAATATTCAAAGATTTCATCATACAATTCTTCAAACTCTCTCCTTACAGAAAGAGCTTTCTCGTATTTTTTAAGCATCATGTCAGCAGATTTTTCGTACATTATTTATCGTACTCATTATAAAAGCCGATTCCACCACCAGAACCTTTTAACAAACGTCTACGACCTGTACCTTTTCTTTTTCTTGTAATATTTTCTTCAAGCACATCTTGTCTAGCATCATCTCTGTCTGCTGTTTCAATTGCTTTTTGTGCTTCTCTTTCCATTTCAGCTTCTTTTTCCTCTTTAGTTGGAGGAGGAGGACTACTTCTTCTTGGTATGCACATAATTTACTCCTTTACATTCTTGCCCATAAACCTTGTCTTCTTGGATTTTTAGGTTGTCGTTTAAAAACATCATACTCAACTCTAGCATTAAATGTTTCAATCTTTTTATTCATACCTAATACCTGTCTGCCTTCACCTGCACCCAACATAAGATACTGCATAGCATCATGGATATGTGAGTATCGGTCTTTAAGAGGTTTATCATCATATCGTTCTCCTGATACTTGAAGTCTACGATATTGATAACCCCCCTCAAAACCTTTTATCAGTTCTTTACACCTAAAGTCAATTAAAATTCCAGATAATCCATCTACCATTCTATTTAAAACAGATGCCACAGACTCAATTCTTAACGATACATCATTGCTAGAAGCAGGTCTGGCACTTAACCCTGCACCTCTTAACACTTGAAAAGCTGTTGATTCATCAGTCTGCGCCCTGAAATCTCCTGAAGGATCACCAAAGATATTAACTTCTAAATTAGAATATCGTGTTGCAATTTCTGCACGAAGCAACTCTGCAAATCTTACAATGCCCATATCAAATGCCACAATCTCCTGTAAGATTATCCATCTACCTCTAACCTTTTGACCAAATACAGCAGCAGGAGTTAATCCAAAATCTAATCCAATATACAAAGGAACACCATCTGCTACTGGTATTTCTTCTTTTGACACATGGGTATCAGCCACAAACATATTATAAACTGGCTTACCATCTTGAATTGTACCAAGTCTATTCATTACATAAACATCTATCCAAGACTTTGTTTTTCCCTGAACAAGATTAGGATAATAAGATTCTAAAATATTATTTATATTTTCTGCTTTAGTATTTTTCTTATAGCCAACAACAGAACCATCTTCATCTTTTTCTTCTATCATGCCACTAGGTTGAGTAAAGAACTGCCAGTTATCAGGTTTAACTAACATACGACTTTCTTCTAAAGTTATATGATCTGGAACTGGAACTTCACCTGACATGATTGACCACCAATGATCTTCTTCAGGACTATTGGTATCACATATAACACCATTCCAAGTAGCACCCCCATCTTTCACAGAAGGGTATCTACCTACTCTCATGGTACAGGCATCTATAATTGACTTGGGAATTTCCCTTGCTTCATTAACCCACACACCAGTAAGTTCTAACGAAAGGAGTTTTTTGACATCTTCTGGTCTATCAAGAGCAAGGAATATGACTTCCATTTCCAAATCAGCTTGGGTAATGAAATGCGTATATGGTACTGACCAAGAGAACCTACCCCAATCTTCCTCTGGAAACCAATCCAACCAAGTCTTAATTGTGGTAGTCCGAAGTTGAGGATTCGTATTCCTGATGACTGCCCACCTGCTTTTTCTTTTACCATTCTTATCTTTCTCCTGCATTAATGCTCGTCTAAAAACTTCTATAGAACAAGCTACTGATTTGCCACTACCAACTGGACCTCTTATACCACGAAAGAAAGTATTGTCTTTCATAAAGTCTTTTAAGACTTGACCATCAGGTTTATATTTAAACTCTATCAATTTTAAAATCTTTGCCGATTTTTATTAACTTATCTACAACTTCAGGACCTATAGCTGAAATCATTTTATCTGCTTCATGATCTGTACAAAATTCTTTAGGGTAATGCTTGAAGTGAACTTTCTTTACAACTTCTCGCAGTATGCGTCTTTCTTCTATCTTTAAAGTATGTAAGAAACTCATTTATAGTCCTTCTTTTAAAAATATTGCAAAGTAGTATATACCAAGTCCACCAACTACAGTAACAAATGTTACAGCTAATGCTTTCATAATGGTATCTCTTATTCTAGCTTTTTCTTCTAATTGTTTTTTATGTTCGGCTCTTGCCCTTGCTATGGTTGCTTGTAATCTTTCCCATTGACCATGAGAGCCATACAACTGAAACAAGGAACGAAGTTCTTTTTTTAATCTAGCTTGTTCTTCTTCTTTAAAGTGTTGTTCAATAGCACTATCCATAATGCCACCAAAGATAGACTTCTTCTTTCTTTCCTTGCCAAAACCTAACTCGGCTTCTGCCTTTGCATATTTCTCAATAGCAGAAGAAGCACTAGCCAAATCCTTGCCCATCTCTACGCACTTTTTAATTGCGCCATGTGCAGCAGTTAAAGCACCAAATGCTGAAATAGGATCAATCATTCTTTGTTACCCTTTGAAGAAGTTGCAATGCCTTCCTCTTATCTAACACTCTTTTAGGATTATTCAAACTCTTATTTAATTCTTTAAGTTTTTCAGGCGTAAGTAATTTTATACTTTTACCTTTTAAAGATAAAAATAATTTCAATCCATTCTTTAAAGGAATAGCCAACATCTCTTGGACTTTTCCTTGAAACCAAATGTTAAGTAACTTACTTTCCCTTTTTTGGCTTCTTTGGCTTTGGGGGTCTACCCTTTTTAGTGCCATATGTACCTTTACCTTTAGGCATATCTCTCTCCTTCTCTAGCCACTTCATTTTGTTCGTTAAGTCATTCTTACTTTGTGGCTTGAAGAAAGCAAGAAGCGTATTGTAATAATGTAGTAACATTTTCATAACGAACCTTTTTTAAGAATAATGTTTGTATGGGTGGGGTTGTTGTAGGGTGACGTACATTTTTTAACCCCCCTACCACCATCATAGCGCATCACCATTGAAATAGCAGACTGATATAAGGATACAGTCATGTTAAGTCTATACTTACATTAATATTACCACTAACCAAGTGCATTGCCTTATCTATCGGTTTATATCCTGCTCTATCTAGTATATCCTTACTAGCTTCTAGTTGAACATACTCTGATTTAGCAGTACTGGCAAGGTCTAGTACCTTCTTACTGGCTATCGTAGCATTTAATCCTATA